AACATTTACATCTGCTGATGGTATGGTCTTTAAAAATTATGTTAGATGTAGAAAAAAAGGCACAACTGTTGAACGTGGTGAATTATCAAAAGATTTTTATGACGCTACACACGTAGGATTTTAATGACCGTAGTAGCTGAAAAATTAGTTGACAATACAGAACTGTTTATTAATACGGTAAATGGTAAGAGTAATGAGGCGAGTCAATTAGTACAAGATATTAATGCTTTACAAAATGCGACTTCTGAACCAGAAGTATCTATAGTAAATGTACACCACGATATACAAGGCACAGGCAAGGTGACTTTACAATTTGGAGATGAAGATACTTTAGAGTTAAGTGGTCGTGGTAATTATGGTTTAAAACCAGAAGAGAAAAAGAAACTAGGAACTAAAAACATATTTGTAAAATCTGATAATGATGTAAGTATGTTTAATTTAGTTGTTGAAAGTCAAAAGACAAGAGGATTTAATTAAAATGGCAGATACGGTAACAACACAAACAATATCAGATACAGCAGGCGTAAAGTATGTTGTTAAGATGACTAACTATTCTGATGGATCAGGAGAGAATCTAGTTAAAAAAGTAGACGCTTCTGAACTTACATTTATGACAGAAGACGGAAACAGAAGTATCGCAAGAGTATACTATTCAGTAAACGTATCAGACGCAAAATCTGGAGTTGAATTAGTATGGGATGGCGCTACAAACGCTACTGCTTTATTTGTATCAGGTCAAGGATTTATTGATTTAAGAACTGATGGAAACTCGTTTAAAAACAACGCAACTACCCCTACGGGAGATGTATTGTTAAGTACCAAGAACTTTGCAAATGGTGATAACTACACATTAATTGTTGAGTTTAGGTAAGAAAAACGTATAAATAGTAAGAAGAGAGAGATATGAAACTAATTACAGAAGAAGTATCAGACGCTAAATATATCGTTGAAGAAGTCAACGGTAAAAAGCAATACAAAATTAAAGGTATCTTTTTACAAGCTGATATCAAAAATAGGAATGGAAGAGTATATCCTAGAGAGATATTACAGAAAGAAGTATCAAGATATAATAGAGAATTTGTTAACAAAAAGAGAGCATTTGGCGAGTTAGGACATCCTGACGGACCAGTTGTTAATCTTGAAAGAGTAAGTCATATGATTACAGACTTGCATCCTGATGGGTCAAACTTTGTTGGCGAAGCTAAAATAATGGATACACCATACGGTAAGATTGTTAAAAATCTTATTAACGAAGGTGCTCAATTAGGAGTGTCTTCAAGAGGTATGGGTTCATTAGTAAATAGAGGTGGTATTAATGAAGTAGGAAGAGATTTCTACTTGGCTACTGCCGCTGACATTGTAGCAGATCCATCTGCTCCTGACGCCTTTGTAGAAGGTATTATGGAAGGCAAAGAGTGGGTTTGGGATAATGGTGTAATAAAAGCAAGAGATATTGAAGAATATAAACAGTATATCAAAGAGGCAAAAAGACTTAAACTTGCAGAAGCTAAGGCAAAAGTCTTTAAATCCTTCATTGAAAAACTGTAATATTATAAATATCTATTAACAAATAAATAAACGTTTATTTAATAAAAGGGAGTCTTTAAAATGGCCGATACAGACAAAATAGAAGCGTTAGAAGCCGAAGCTGTGAACGAAGCTAATTCAGCTAATCCACAAGCGGATGCTCCTAAAAAGAATGCTGTTGCGGCTGAACCTTCTCATATCGCTAAGATGAGTGAATATGAAGATTTAGGTAAAGCAGTAGTTAAACCTACAGACAGCAATCCTGACGCAACTAAAAAAGTTAAAAAAGTTTCTGGACAGGCTCCTCAAAAGGCTGCAGGTGCTGCTGACGCAATGCCTAAGCTTAAGGAAGAGTCAAAAGACAAAGAAACTAAAGACAATTCGGAAAAAGAAATCAAAGAAGGCGAACTTCCAGCTGCTTTGAAAAAAGCAATTGAGAAGAAAAAAGACGGCGAAGAAGTTAAAGAAACTTCGGATGCTGGTGAAGTTTCTAAAGAAGCAGAAAAGAAAAAAGAAGACGCTAAAGAAGAAACAAAAGAAGATGAAAAGAAAAAAGAGATTGACGTTAAAGAAGACGTTGAAGCTCTTGTCGCTGGAGAAGAAGATTTAACCGAAGAGTTTAAATCAAAAGCTGCTACTATTTTTGAAGCTGCGATTAAATCTAAAGTAAAAGATATCGCTGAGTCAATGGAAGCAGATTATCAAACTAAATTAGAGCAAGAAAGTGCTAAAGCGAAAGATGAGTTAACTGAAAAAGTTGATTCTTACCTTTCTTACGTAGTTGAAGAGTGGATGAAAGAAAACGAAATCGCTCTTGAAAGAGGTATCAAAGGAGAAATCGCTGAGGACTTTATTAGTGGTCTTAAAAAATTATTTGAAGACCATTACATTGATGTTCCTGACGAAAAATATAATGTGCTTGAAGACCAAGCAGGTAAAATTGAGAAGTTAGAAAAGGACCTTAATGAGCAGATAGCTAAAAACGTTGAGTTAAACAAAGAAGTTGGTACTAAAGAAAAAGAAGAAATTAAATCTAAAGTATCAGAAGATTTGGCTGACACAGCGAAAGAAAAATTTGCTAAACTTGCTGAAGAAATTGAATACTCTAACGCTGAAGATTATACGAAGAAGTTAGAAACTGTAAAAGAATCTTACTTTGGAAAAGGTGAAGCGAAAGAGAATCTAGATGATGTGGCGGCAGATGGATCAACACCAGTTGGTGAAGATTTATCAAAAGCTATGGCTGCTTACAGCGCCGCTATAAGCAAAACAAAAGATATTAAAATATCTTAATATTAAGTAAATATAGAGGGAGATAAAACATATGTACTTATCTGAAACACACGAAAAAAAATGGCAGCCAGTACTTGAGCACCCTGATTTACCAAAAATCACGGATGCTTATAAACGTGCCGTCACCTCAGTAATATTAGAGAACCAAGAAAGAGCTCAGAAAGAAGATAACGCTTATCTTGCTGAAGCAGCTCCAACTAACGCAACAGGTAGTGCTGTTGCAAATTGGGACCCAATCCTAATTTCTCTAGTAAGAAGAGCAATGCCTAACCTAATAGCTTATGACATTGCAGGTGTTCAACCAATGACAGGTCCAACTGGACTTATTTTCGCTATGAGAAGTAGATATACTTCACAAACTGGTGGCGAGTCTTTCTTTGACGAAGCTGACACAGATTTTTCTGGTAGAAATGCTGCTGGATCATCTGTAGATGGTTTCTCGGAAAACGCTCACTCAGGTGCAAACCCAGCTGTTCTTAACGACAGCTCACCAGGAACTTATACTGCTGGTTCTGCTATGACTACAGCGAAAGCTGAAGCATTAGGAGACGCAAGTGGTAACGCTTTTGCTGAAATGGCTTTCTCAATTGAGAAATCTACGGTAACTGCTAAATCAAGAGCTCTTAAAGCGGAATACACAATGGAACTTGCTCAAGACCTTAAAGCAATCCACGGTTTAGACGCTGAAACGGAACTTGCTAACATTCTATCTGCTGAAATCCTTGCGGAAATCAATAGAGAAGTTGTTAGAACGATTTACATTAACGCAGAAAAAGGCGCTCAAACTGGTAACGTAACCAACGCAGGTATCTTTGATTTAGATACAGACTCAAACGGAAGATGGTCTGTTGAAAGATTCAAAGGTTTGATGTTCCAATTAGAAAGGGACGCAAACAGAATAGCGCAAAGAACACGTAGAGGAAAAGGTAACATAATTATCTGCTCTTCTGATGTAGCTAGTGCTCTTCAAATGGCTGGTGTTTTGGATTACACTCCAGCGTTAAACAACAACTTAAACGTTGATGACACAGGTAATACTTTTGCAGGTGTTCTTAACGGTAGATTTAAAGTGTATATTGATCCTTATTCAGCAAACAGTGCTGCTAAACAGTACTACGTAGTTGGATATAAAGGAACTTCTCCATATGACGCAGGATTATTTTACTGCCCATATGTACCACTACAAATGGTTAGAGCAGTTGGTCAAGACACTTTCCAACCAAAAATTGGCTTCAAGACACGATACGGTTTAATCGCAAACCCATTCGCTGAAACTGGTGCTCAATCTGGTGCGGCTACAGCTGTTAATGACGCAGGTTCTGCTAATTCAAACAGATATTACCAAAAAGTTCAAGTTGCTAACTTGATGTAATATTGGTTGATTTCACACTAGAAATCACAGATTTAAAGGCGGGGACGTAAAAATCTCCGCCTTTTTTTTGGCCTATTAAACTCATATAAATAGTAGTATGACAACTAAACAATCATATCAAAGACAGCCTAGTAAATTTGACTATGCAAGTCCAACACAATTTAAGTTTTCTATTCTCAAATTACCTAAAGTAGAATTCTTTTGTACAGCAGTTAACTTGCCTGGCATAACATTAGGTTCTGATAGACAAGTAGGACCATTAAAAGATATACCTATTCCTGGCGACAAACTTACATATAGCGATTTAACAATGTCTTTTTTAGTAGATGAAAACCTAGAAAACTATAGAGAGATACACGGTTGGTTAACAGGTCTTGGATTTCCTACAGACTATAAAGACTATAGAGATTTAATGAGAGAAGGAAAAGATAGGTTTCCTACTTCTGATGGAACAAATAAAACAACAGACGCAGGTAAAGTTAGATACGCAGCTGGCGCTTCAGGTGCTGGTTATTCAGACGCAACGTTAAGTATATTGACAAGTAAGAATACAACAAACGTACAAGCAAGATTTTCAGATGTATTTCCTACTCAATTATCAGGATTAAGTTATGATGTTAATGCTACAGATATACAATACTTAAGCGCACAGGTAACATTTAAATATAAAATTTATGAATTCGCCACAGGTAGTGGACAAACATCGGTAACAGTCTCCTAGACTTTACTTTTTTTATTAATTATGTTATATTATAAGTTATGACCCTAGAAGAATTACAAGAAATAGCAGATAAAGATTTAAAGATTAATGATAGTGAGCTTGATTTAGAATCAATCAAGACACCACAAATACATAACAAGTATATGAAACACTTAACAAAGTTTAAATTAATGTTAAGTAAAGCAGAAGCTGAATATAATATAGTGAAAAAACAAAAATGGGAGTATTATACAGGTAAAGCACCAGCAACTGTATATGCTGAAAAACCATTTAACTTAAAATTATTAAGACAAGATTTAGACAAGTATATTGATTCAGATGAAGCAGTTATACAAGCAAAACAAAAAGTAGATTATTTACAAACAGTTGTTGATTTTTT